CTTAAACAGGTGATGGAATTGGAGACGGATATATATAATAAATATTATGAATAAATAATGAAAAAAAGAAAAATATCTGGTAAGAAACAAAAGCCTAACATGGCTAAAAACAATGGTAAAGTAGACACGTCAATGGGCAAGTATTATTTAGAACAGGGCAAAGTGAAAATTTTAAACAATAAAGGAAAAATAGTATGAGATCAAGAAACACACGTACATCAACGATTAATGCGAAAGTGCCGTCTTTCGACGAGATTTGCAAAAAGGCGGGATTTGGCGACCTTAAGCAGGATAACAGGGCGGGGTTGAACCCGATTAAAAGGATGGCAATTTGGCACTACATGTATGGCATGGGGATTAGATTGACGGATATAGCCAAGCAGTCAAACCGATCACACGCGACCGTCTGGAGAGGTATCAGGAAGTTTAACGACTATCTTGGGTATGGCGACAGGGTGAGCTTGGCACTAAGGAATGAGATCATTAAAGTTGTGTCGGATAACGGATGTGCGGTAGAGAAATAATATTATATAATCTTTAAAAATTGAATTATGGATATAAGAGAATTTTTGAAATGTGAGGTGGAGTTGACATACATGTCTGAAATATCATTTGTATATAAATCAATGTGTACTGTTGAGGAATTTTTCGCTAAGAAAATATATAAAGATAAAAGACTTTTGTCTGCACGGTTAATAGGAACTGAATCTAATATGCATGCATGGCAATCTACTGGACCAAGATGAAAAATTACAAACAATGGCTAAAAAACACACAAAATCAGAGTTGATCCTCGAACAAAAATGCTGCAATATTGCACGCCAAAAAGGGTTGGTGGCGGTGAAGCTGGAAAAGAATAAACACAAAGGAATACCCGACTACATGTTCATTCAGGAGGGCGGTAAATGTTTATTTGTTGAATTTAAGCGACCAGATGGCAAGGGTGTTGCATCAGATGAGCAGTTATTTTGGGCTAAATTTTTGGGGTATTCTCATAGGTTTATTGATAATATAGAGGAATTTGAGCATACGATTGGGTGGTATTTTGTGTGAAAAGTAGAATTTTTCAAAATTTATAAGCCGTTTTTCATCGTAAAAAGTGGAAAACGGCTTATTTTTTAGGGAGTATCAGGGGAATTTTTGGTTTTTATCTCTTCATTTTACCCGTTTTTTCGCTGTTTTTACCCGTTTTTTCACCGTTTTTCTCCACTTTTTCGCCGTTTTTCTCCACTTTTTCGTACTTTTTAAAGATATTTTAACCAAAAACGGCATTTTTCGAGGATTGGTTTTACAAAAGTTAACATGAATTTAACTACCATTATAGGAATAGGCGTGTTTTTTAATATCCTTTAACTACGGTTTTTCGGTGTTTTCGTGGGTAAAAATAATTTTTCCGAGGTTGTTTGCGTCAGGGTTTGTGTTAGTTGGTTTTGTTTTGTGTCAGGGTAATTTGGTGTGTATCATGGTGTTGTATCAGGGTTGTAAAGTGTTGCTTCATGGAATTAATCGAGGAAATGAATAAAGTTAATTATAAAGTATAAAATAAAATAATAGTTAAAAATCATCTATAACTACTTAATAATCACTATATTACTATATATATTATTATTATTATTAAAATATTATACTAAACTATATATATACAATAGGGCTTTCTCTATATAGTTTTATGAAATAAAATAAAATAATAATTGGTATATCTTTTCGCTCGTAACAGTCTAAAGGATAAACAGTTGACCGAATTATTTTTATTTTTAGAAAATAATTTTTTACCCAAATAAAATATTCTTGATACTCGCAAAACTCTGAAACCGTTTGCTATACTATATTACAGCACATACAGACAAAAAAACTGAATTTATAATTTGGGAATAGTTGAAAAATTGTTGAAAAATAATCCCTATTTATTTGGTTTATTAACTTAAAAACACTATGTTTGGCGCATGAAAAAGACGGATGAACAACGGCATATGGAGGAAATGGCAAAGCTTACTGATAAACAGGAAAAGTTTTGCTACGAATATGTGTTGCATCTTAATGCTACAAAAGCTGCAATAAATGCTGGGTATAGCGAAAAAACGGCTTTTATAATAGGTTCAGAAAACCTAAGAAAACCTTATATAAAAGAGCGCATCAGGTATATGCAAGATAACCTTGCAGAGACGGCTCAATTGTCCGCTTTAAGGGTTTTGAAGGAACATGAAAAGATCGCCTTCAATGATGAGGAGAAGACGGCGGACAAACAGAAATCACTTGATTCAATAAACAACATGCTCGGCTACAATGCACCGACTAAAAGCGAAGTATTATCAAATATGACTATATCCACGCCAAAAACCCTTGATGACTGGTACAATAAAAACAGGAATGGGTATGAGGCTAATACGACCAATGACTAACATTTAAAATTAAAGCATGGTTAAAGACGTTGCAATAATGAATCCTAATTTAAAGGACTTTTGGCTGACACCGTCAAGATTTAAGATTTTGTACGGTGGCAGGGATAGCTCAAAATGTCTTGCATTAGGAACTAAGGTTATCATGTTTGACTACACATTGAAAAATGTAGAGGACATAAAAGTTGGCGATGCCGTTATGGGTGTTGATGGTACAAAAAGAAATGTATTGTCAACTACAACAGGAACATCTAAGATGTATAAAATATCTCAATTCAATGGTGATAGCTATACTGTCAATAAAGACCACATAGTAAGTTTAAAGAAACGTGAATCATGTACTGAAGATAGAGGTGAAATGATGAAGTCAGGTAATTGGAGAAGACCAAGAGGTCGTTACCCTGACTACCCAAATGTGGTTAATATACCTATTGAGGAGTATATAAAAAAGTCAGACAGGTGGAAAAATAATTTTAGAGGTTATAAGTCAGGACTCATAGAATTTAAAGAGAGAGATCTCCCATGTGAACCGTATTTTTTAGGGCTTTGGATTGGTGATGGTTGTTACAGAGAGCCACAAATAACCACTATTGACGAGGAGGTAATAGTTTACTTAGAGGACTTTGCAATTAGGAATAATGTAAATATAAATAAAAAAATAGTTAGCAACACTGGTGCTGTTTCGATTAGCTTTGGGAAAAAGTCAGGCAATGAGAATCCTGTGTTTAGACAATTAATTGATTCAGGTGTAGCTCAAAAAAGAAACAGGAATATAAAGACCAAAAGCTTAAAACATATTCCTATTGATTACATAAGGTCATCAAAAAAACAAAGGTTAGAACTACTGGCAGGCTTTTTAGATGCTGATGGAAGTTATCAAGAAGATAAGAATTGCTTTGTAGCAACTCAAATAAAAGAAGATATAATATTAGGTATAAAAAGAATATGTAATAGTTTAGGTTTTGGAGTTAGTCTTAACAAAATAAACACACAGTGCAATGGGGTGTTGGGTATAGCCTACTCAATAAGCATTACAGGTAATATTTCAGAGATACCAACTAAGATAAAAAGAAAACAAGCTAAAAAAACAGAGCATAGAGACCCAACAATAACTGGGGTGTTAAAGGTAGAGGATGTTGGATATGGTGAGTATGCAGGTTTTTCAGTTGATGGGGACAATTTATTTCTTTTAGAAGATAATACAGTCACTCACAACTCCTGGGATGCGGCGGCTCATGCTATCAGGTTAGCAAGTTCATTTAAACTTAAATTTTTGTGTACCCGTATGTTTCAAAACAGGATTGAAGATTCTGTTTATACGCTGATAGCCGACCAGATTGAACGGTTTGGTTTTTCAAGGGAATATACTATCTTAAAAAACAAAATCATAAATGATAGGACAGGTTCAGAGTTTAATTTTTTAGGTTTGGCACGAAATATCGAAGAGGTAAAGTCTTATGAAGGGATTGATATTTTATGGAATGAGGAAAGCCACAACTTGTCTGAATCGACATGGGATATACTGGAGCCTACCGTAAGAAAGGACCATTCAGAAATTTGGTTGATATTCAATCCACGCTTGGCGACAGATTTCGTTTACACCAAATTTGTAAAAAATCCTCCTCATAATGCAATAGTTAGAAAAATAAATTATGATGAAAATCCTTTTTTGTCGGAGGTAAGTAAGCAGACTATTGAGGACATGAAAGCAGCTGATTACGATAAATATCTACACGTTTATGAGGGGCTACCACGTCAGGATGATGAGGATGTTATAATCAAACGCTCATGGCTTGATTCATGTATCGATGCTCATAAAAAATTAAAAATAGACGTCAGCGGTGAAAAGATCACTGGTTATGACGTTGCCGATAGTGGAGAGGATTTAAACGCATTTGTGAACAAATACGGGATATTGGTTACAAAAATACACCAATGGAAAGCAAAAGAGGATGAACTGGTTAAGAGCGCAAAGATAGTTCGGAATGAAGCGGTAGCATTTGAATCTCTTGTAAGGTATGACAGTATTGGTGTTGGTGCTGGAGTTGGTTCAAACATCAAGGAATTGAATAAAATAACGAACAAAGAGGTAAGGACTGAATCATTTAATTCTGGCGGTTCGGTTGTAAATCCTAATAAAGAGTACGAGTTAGGCGTTAAAAACAAAGATTACTTTGCAAATGTAAAAGGTCAAATGTGGAAGCTGGTTGCCGACAGGGTTTTGCTTACTCATAATGCGGTTACAAAAGGGTTGCCGTTTGAAGAGAGCGAAATAATAAGCATTTCATCCGATTGCGACCATATCGAAGCATTATTGACAGAGTTAAGTACACCCAGAAAGGATTATGATTTGGCAGGGAGATTTAAGGTTGAGAGCAAGAAAGATTTAGCCAAAAGAGGCGTTAAAAGTCCAAACTTGGCTGATGCATTTATGATGTGTTTTGCACCGAAAGAGGCAAAGTTTGAATTTTCAATAGGATAAGATATGAAGCTGAGCAAAGAACATAAAAAATTATTAACGCTTGTGATGTTATCACTTGCATCGTTGATGCTTATATATATTTCAATTTCATTTATACAGTTGACGTTTAATTTCGCGGATTGGTGGGCAGGGAGCCGGGTGGCTTTGATTATTTTTTGGGTAACATTCACGGTATTTGCAGGAATAAATTTATATAGCGAAGATGATTAAAAAAGCACTTGGATTAAAAAAACATTCAACAAAGGCGTTGAGCACACCGTTCAATAGTCCATTTTCGCTACATAATGCACCTTTGACGTTATATAACTGGGAAGCGAAGGACTTTGTTGAGAAGGGGTACACGAAAAATGCAAATGTTTATAAGATAGTCCAGAAGATCATTCAGAAATTAGGTGTTGCCCAGCTTGAATTGTACATTGACAATGGCGATGACAAGGCAAGGAAGTACAGGAAATACAGGAACAACAAGTATAACGCCACACCGACAGAGCACGTAAAAAAACGCTTGTACACTAAAGCACTTGAATATGCACCGGAGGAGAGCGACCTGTTCCAATTATTGGAAAATCCTAACCCCGATCAGACGTGGCGTGATTTATCAGAACTATTCTGGTTGTTTTACACGGTACAGGGCGAATCGTTCTATATCAGGGAGACGGCACTAAACTCATACAAGGCACTCGAATTATACACCGTGCCACCATCAAGGATGAATCATATAATCAAGGATGACGAGCTGGTTGGGTGGCAATACAATATGCCTGATGGACGAGTAAGAACGTGGATAGGTGATGACATGAAAAATGTTTTTCACATGAAGATGGCAAGTCCTTTGTTTGACATCGGTGGCTCACAGTTCAGGGGTTTTTCACCGCTTTTGGCGGGATTGAAATATTTGCAGCTTGATGACTATGCCATTGAAGCGTGGTTGAAATCATTGCAGAACGAGGGTGCAAAAGGTATTATTTCACCGAATCATCCTGATAAGGAAAATTGGCTGAACCCAGAGCAGGTAGAAAAAACTCAGGATGCAGTAGAAACAAAGATACATGGGATAGACAATAAAAATAAAATTATCGTGAGCGGTATGCCATTGCAATACACCCAGATAGGCTTATCACCTGATGCTCTTAACATCATTAACTCACTTGAAAAAGCTGGTGACAACCTTTGCGACTTATGGGGCGTGCCAGCGGTTTTATTTGAAAAGAATCCGACATATCAAAATCAAAAAGAGGGTGCATCGAGATTTATTAGAGACGTTATACTTCCTTACCTGAACAAGCAGGAGGACGCGCTTAATAAGTGGCTGGTTGAACCATTCAGAGTTGAGGGCAAAAATAGGGTCAATTACGTTCTTGATTACGATACAAGCCTGTACGATGAATTACAGATGTCACTTGAAGAGCGCAAGAGTTTGGAGGGCAAATTGACGCTGAACGAGTTGAGGGCGATTGATGGCTTCGATGCAATCGACAACCCTTATGCGGATGAGGTGTTTATCGACACAAATAAAATACCTTTGAGCGATTATTCAGGAGGTAACGATTTTGTAAATTAAAAGATATGGCAAACAGTAGATTTTTCACACGGTATCAAACAGCACTTGACAGGCGAATGTTTCGCTTGGAGAGAAAATATCGTGCAAAAATTTACAAGGAGTTGCAGAGGCAGAGGGATGAACTAATAGAGACAGGTTCTTTTATTTCACGTTTTGAGCCTATTTTTAACGACCTTTATGGAGTAGATGGACTAACAGTAGGCAGCGGCCAATACAATCTCTTAAACGGGCTTAAAACTGGCAAGAGCGTATCAGACTTTTTTAGCACAGCATGGAGGGTATGGATGGAGGTATTCGTTCAAACACGTATGGCACAAAAGATAGTTGCTATTGATAATTTTACTAAGGAAGCGGTTCAGGAGGTATTAAGAAACAATGTAGGAGTACCGTTCAATCAAATAGTAGACCAACTGAAGATGTTTGACAGACAAAGGGCAATGAGAATAGCACGTACAGAGGTAGCTCAGATGGCTAACGAATCACAACGGCAAGCGGCTATGGCGTGGAAGGAAGAGGTAGGAGAATTTTCGATGTACAAAATATGGATGCACAGGGGGGCAAAAGACCCACGGGCGCACCATGTGGCACTTGATGGGGTGGCTATTCCGGAGAGTGAGCAGTTTCAGATAATTGACAATTATGGTATTGAGTATGCCGACTACCCGCATGCTGAAAATTTAAGCGCCCGAAATGTTGTTAATTGCAGTTGTACGGTAACGTATGTAAGTGGAGCATATTATAATGCAAGATTAAGGAATTAAGAAATTAAAAAAAAATATTGTAGCACGATATGGAACAAAAGGATTACAAGATAAAAAAAGCGGATATATTCAAGAGCGCAAATGACGGGATATTATCAGGCTATGCGAATGTTTATAACATTGAAGATTTGCAGGGTGATATTTCGAGGCTTGGATGCTTTGCGAAAACTGTCTCGGAAAATCACAAGTCAATGAAAATATATAAGAATCACAGGTCAAGCGAGTTCGTGGGTGTTCCATTAAAATTAGATGCTTATGATCCGTATGGCTTATACATGGAGGCTAAAATAATCATGGATACACAACTTGGGAAAGATACATATCAAGAAGCTAAATTCATGTTTGAAAATGGTTTCGAATGTGGTTTTTCTATTGGCGGTTGGGTAATGAAAAGAGATAAGCAGGACAGCCGAATTATCACTGAATTTAAACTTGATGAGGTGAGCGTTCTGACGATGCAACCAGCGAACCAATTATCAATGGTTGACATGGTTAAATCTATTCAGGCAGAAACAGAGTTGACACAAGATAAATTTTGGCAAGCGATTACAAAAGCGTATGACAGCCAATTCTCAGATAACATATTAAAGAGTTTAGAAACATTTTTGACACTCAAAGAATCGAGCCGTGAAAACACACTCGGAACAGTTGAGCCGTCAGCGAACAAATTAATAACTAATATTTACGAACTATTTAAAAATTAATATTATGACGGAAGAAGAAAAATTAGAAAAAGCCAAACAAGAGGCTTTGGAAAATGTAAAGAAAACAGCCGAAGAAGCGGCTAAAGGTGTAGCCGAAAAGTCGGTTAAGGAATTGAACGACAAGGTAGCCGAATTAACTGCACAGCTTGAAAAGGCTACGAAGTCGGAGGACATCGAAGCGGTGAAAAAAGAGTTAACTGATAGCATTAATAAACTTTCGGCAGAGGTTAAAAAACAGGGTCAAATAACCGATAAAACAGAAAAAAACATGTCAATACATGATGCAATTTCAGGGGCGATTATAGACA